ATGGTACAAGGATTGCCGGAGCTGGATCGCCGTAAAACCCAAACCGCTGTCGAGGCTTTGCTTGAAAAATACCGAATCTATAAAACCATCACCTTTGAGGCAAGGGAAGCCGGCATGACGGCCTCATACGGGGAGACCTTCTCGGGCTCGACGAACGTGATTTCGGATCAGACAGCCAAAGTAGCTGTTTATAATGTGGACGTGCCTGCAGCACGGAAAGCCTACTGCGAAATGATCGAGTCGATCGTGGAGCGGCTGGGCGAGCGGGAACAGACCATTATTCGCGAGCGCTACATGAAGCAGGACGAAGTATTCGACTACAAAGTCTACAATCATCTTCTCGATCCGCCGGTCAGCAAAGACACGTACACGAAAATCCGGGCCAAGGCGTTTTATAAAATCGCGCTTGCCTTTGCGGATCGGGGACTTCTCCGGCTGGAAGAGCTGCAGAAGACGCCGAAGGAAAATCGGTAAGAGGTTCATGCTTTGGGAAGGGCGGTCTGCTGCCGGATGGTTTCAACCGGCGACAGGTCGCCTTTTTTGTATTGGAAAAGCGATGATAAACGGCTGGTAACCGAGCCTGGCTTGGGGAAATGAGCCGGATCGCAGTCATGGGCTGATGTAAGGTGTAGGTGGAAGGGCGGGCGAGGTTTTTGATATATTGCGTGCTGTTACCGAACATACTATAATGAGCTTCAAAGGAGAGGAGGCGTGACATGAGATACACCCTGAATTTATTCGGTTATTCCGTCGACTGCCAACTGGCATTTCCAGACGGCAAAATGCACATCGATATCGCAGAGGAAGATCAAGTTTCATTACGGGCTTATTTACGACGCGTGCTGGTGAAATACGGACGAGAGCCGCACGCGACCGACACTCTGGAGCAGCTGGTTCAGCATGCGCTTGAGGTGGAGAACAACATGAGCGGCCATTTAAGCGAGCCCAAGCTGAAGCTGCCTTACGAGTTTCAGCCCGACATCAAGGAGAAATTGATCGAAGCAGCCGAGCTGCAGGACATGTCCGCGACGCAGCTGCTGATTCGCCTGATCGAGAAGAAGTACCAAAGCGTCTTTGGAGAGGAGGCTTAAAGCATGGCTTACGGTAATAAAGTGAAATTCCATTACGATGTTCCTGCCTACATTAAGGCACAGCTGGCTGAAGCCGCGAAAAAATTAAACATGACCGCCACGGAGCTTTTGTCCCGGACCATTGAAGAAGAATATGCGCGCGTCAAGGGCCTTCATAACGACCAGGACGAGAAGTGAAGTCGATGCCTCCTGCCATATTGAAGAAGGTCTCGACCCCTTCGAGGGGCATGCTTTCATAAGCGTAATCCCGTTCAAGCTTGTCTGTGGAAAAGCAGTGGCATACGGTGTAAGCCTCGATGTCATTGCGCTCGATCAAATATAGCTGGAACCGGCCGTTCGTCTTGGAAAGCTTTCCAAAGAAACGGGATCGCGCGTCCGACTCCAAGAGAGCTGCAGCCGCATGCCGGATGATCTCGGGAAGCTCGTTTAATAGCTTGTTGAAGCAGGCAGGCGTGATTGGTTTCATATCGTTCGTCGTCAGATGGAACAACCCCTTTATGATATAGTGCGTGAACCTTCCGGAGAGAAGTTCAGAAGGTGCTTGGGCTTTCTTTTGAAAATTATAGCAAACATGCGTTCTTGTGAAGGGATGGTTTTCTTCGATATTTGGTCGGATTTTCGACTAAGGTTTATATAGCAGCGATGGAATGGAAGGGATCGAGCAGGATCACGCTCTATGAGAGGAAGGGACTTACCAAAGGGGAGGGTGAACATGAGAACAGGGTTAATGATCGCATCCATCATAAGCTTATGCCTTGTGATGGGCTGCAGCAGTCATGCCAAAAGCCCGGTTGATGATTCCGGGACGGCGCAAACGTCAGATGCTTCGGATGCTTCGGCGCAAGGCCAGGAAGGGAGCACTCCAACTTCCAGCGTCGATGCGAATGCTGAGGGGAACATCACGAGCCTTTTCCCGGCAACGGCTCTTTCGGGTTCGGTTACGATTGATTCTATTCATGATAAACCGGAGATTCGGGCAGAGACGAAGACCGAATCCGGTACCCTGCTGATGATATCGGGTGCCCGGGAGGAACGGGGACATTTGGCGGTATCGAGTACCTATGGACAGGAAGGGGATCAGACCTTTCAGAGCGATTATTCGATCATCTATCGTCAGGGGAACCGGGACCAACTGCTGCTGCGGCTGCCTGATTTGATCTACATACAGCCGGATGACCGCTTGCTGACATTCAGAAAAGTGAGCTTTCCGGAGGCGGATGTGTATTTCCTGACCCCGCAATATCAAGGAGCTCACGGGACGGAGAGCTACGCATTCGGCGTGGATCAAGCCAGCGGGGAGGCCTTTGCTCTGACTTTTGAAGATCAAGGGCAGATTCATCATACGCTGGTATTTTCCTCAACGGAGCCTTTGCCAACGAATGAACAGCAGCGCTTGGTCGTCTATCAGGCCGTTGGACCGGGCGGTGAACCGAAAGAAACCCCTCGGGATGTCTACCGGCTGGATATGGATCAGAAGCGTTTCATTAAAGAGTATTGAAAAGCGCTGCATAATGCGCTTTTTATTTTGGTAAAAACACGAACATACATTCGTACATTTTTCATCCGAGATGACGCTGCAATTCATCCCTTTCACCGTCAGCGCATCCGGTTCAGGGCTGTAAGATAGTATCATCGGAAATGAAAACAAGCGGACAACCTGAAGACCACAGCAGTCTGATGCAAGCCGGCCCCATCGGGCCGGTTTTTTGTTGCAGCGTTTGTCCGGGGATTCATTTCTGGTAAGGACTAAGTTTAGAAAGGAGGAGCCGAATGGATAACCAAATGGGTTACCCGATTCAAGAAAAATGGCTTCCAGTCCCAGTAGTGGATCGGATGACGGCCCGATGAGGGCGGCGCTGAAGCAGGCGATCGCGGGCATGGTTCCGCTTCTGAAGGACAAGCTGTACGATGTGCAGCCGCCGGCTGATGGAGCTCTGGAGCCTTTTGGCGTGATCTCTTTTGGTGAGGAGCTCTGGAAATCTTCCTGGGCGGGTTACCGCCAGGTGATCCGGCTGAAGCTCTATGCCGGCTCGGCTGGAATGGATCAGGCGGATGCATGGTCAGCGGACTTGGCTGAAGGTCTGCACCGGCGGCGGATCGCCAGCGGCAACGAGCGGCCGTTCAGGCTGTATTATCTCGGGTCCCGTGAAGGCGATAGAGTCGAAGCTGCATCCGGACAAGTCTATCGCACATTGCGTTTTGGCATGTACATTCCGGAAGCGGAAATGGATGGGGACGCAGCCGCCACAATTACAGACGATTGGCTGAACGCCTTATTAAGCTGGACCCGCGGGCAGCTTGGCGATGCCTGGTCAGTCTACCCTACGGCATGGCCGTCCGGTCCGGCCGATACGTCGGTATTGTGGCGAATGGCGGGATCCGAAACGAAGATGGCGGGAGCATCGCTCTATGAAATTCGCAGGCGTTTCGTGGGCCACGTGATCGGGAGGAATGCGGTCAGCGAGCAGCGGACAGCCGCAGCCTTGGTGGAGATGCTCGGGTCCAAGGTTCAGCTGCCGATGGATACGGACGCCCGAAAGCATATGTCGGTGTCCGAGGTGTCGTCGGATCTGCAGGCGGATGGCTTCCTGGACGGTCAGATTCAATTGACGCTGGTGCAGCGGCGGGTGCGGCCGGCAGAAGAGGCGGCGTTGATCCGCAGCGTGGATATTCATCCTATTTTGAAATGAGGTGCCGGATATGGCAGTGAAAAAAACTAGCAATAACGAGGCGGCTGCAAGCGTCGGACATGAACCTCGGTACGCGTTAGCGGAGTTGAAGGGGCATGCTCAAGAACTCTTCGGCGTTAAAGCCGAAGTGATGGCAGGCGCCTTCTTCCAGGCGGAGGACGAGCGCTTCTCGGTAACGGAAGCGAGAGCAAAAATCGAACAATTCATGAAAGCGAAGGTGGATTAATTATGGCAGGCGGAACATGGGAGAACACGAATCAACCGGTGTTGCCGGGATTGTATATAAATTTCAAAGCAGCAGCCGCTTCGGCGATCCAGGGCGGATCCCGCGGCACGGTACTGGTGCCGGTCAAGGCTAACTGGGGCCCTGTGCGCGAGTTTGTGGAAATCGGCAGCGAAGCAGCGATTGCGAAGGTATTCTCCGCAGATACGCTGGACGGCGCGACTGCGTACCCGTCGCTGTATCTAGCGCTGCTGGGCAGCCCGAAAAAGCTGCTTGCCTACCGTTTGGCCGATAATACGGCGGCAGCGGCAAGCGTTACGCTTCAGAGCACGGATGCTTCCCCGGCGGCCGTTTTGCAGCTTACGGCCAAATATCCGGGAAGCCGCGGCAACGGCTTTAGCATCACGGTGCAGCCTTCCCTGGGAGAACCGGGTGCGAAGGAGCTCCGCCTGTATGAAGGCGCCAAGCTGCTCGGCACCTACAAGAGCCCGGACGGAACGGCAGCCGCCTTGGCGGAACAGATCAACCGGGACGGCGGCAGCGCCTGGATCGAAGCCAAGCTGCTTGGCGAAGGCGGCATTCCTGCCGATATCAGCGGTGCGGCGTTCACCGGCGGCGCGAGCGGCAGCGGCAAGCTGACGAACGCGGATTACATCGCGATGCAGGAAGCTGCCGAAGAGCAAAGCTTTGACGTGCTCGCGCTCGACTATGCGGCCGATGCCGCTTTGCTGCAAAGCTTCGCGGCCTGGGTGAAACGCCTTCGCGCCGAGGGCAGAGGGGTTATGGCAGTCTTCGGCGGCTCGGCTTCCGACGATGTATCGAAGGAAGCCGTCAAGCTGGCTTCAGCCCGCTCACTTGCGCTGAACCACGAAGGCATCGTCAACGTGGGTACGGGCGTACGCCTTGCCGGCACGGATTACAGCTCCGCCCAGACCGCAGCCTACGTGGCGGGCCTGATTGCCGGTCAGCGCCTGAACCAGTCGGCGACGTACGCCGTGACGCCGTTTGAAGACGTGACGCGCCGCTGGACGCGCTCCGAGCAGGAGGAAGCGGTGAAGAACGGCGTATTCCTCCTCTTTTTCGACGGCCGTCAGGTCAAAGCGCTGCGCGGCATCAACAGCTTGGTTACGCCAGCAGAAGGCCAAAACAACGCCTGGAAGAAGATCCGTTCCATCCGCGTCATGGATGCGATCCATGCCGACCTGCAGCGCGCCGCCGAAGGGACGTACATCGGCAGGGTGAACAACACGGAAGAAGGCCGCTTGGCGCTGATCGGCGCCGTGAAGGAATATTTGGCCCAGCTGTCCCTGAGCAGTGTCATCGAGCCGAACGGCTACGATGTCATTCTCGACCCTGCGTATTACGGCGACAGCGCCGTGAACAAACCGGAGCCGGATCAGGTGTTTCTGCAGTGGAACGTGAAGCTGACCGACGTGATGGAGCAGCTGTTCGGAACCTTTTACGTGCAGTAATTCCGCGCTGGCTCTTCATTCCGTGAGTAATCTGCTGAACAATTCAGCGATTGAAAGTCTTATTGGATTAACTTTTAAATCATAAGGAGGACAAAAGTTAGATGCTTCGAGAGTCATTATGGGGACGTACGGCCAAGCCTATATCGATGGGGTGTGGCAGACGCATATTAACAAGCTGGAGGCGAGCGTGGAAATCGAAAAGAAAGAGCTGAACCTGGTCGGCCGGGACTGGAAGGTGCATAAGAACGGCGCCAAAAAGGGAAGCGGCACGATGAGCGGGTACAAGGTGACTTCGGACATGATTCAGCGCGGATTTACCAAGTTTGATATCATTTCCAAGCTCGACGATCCGGAATCCTTCGGCCACGAACGCGTGCGCCTGATCAACTGCATGCCGGACAAAATCCAGCTCGCCAACTGGACGGCAGGCGAAGAGGTGCAGGAGGAAACGACGTTTACGTTCGAGGGCTACGAGCTGGTGGACCCGATCGTCGGCAATTAAGAGTTTGATGATTTTTAAATTCAGGCAGAAGGAGAATGAGCTATGAGCTTGCATGAGCAAATGACGGAGGAGCAAATTTTGGACAGCCTGTTCGAGGCTGCGGAGAAGCTGCCGGAAGCGACCGTCCGTATCCAGCGGCTGGACATGAACATCGTGCTGCACGGACTGACCTCCAGCAAGGTGGACAGCATCCGCGAGCGCTGCATGGTTCGCCGCACCGTCAAAGGTTCGGTGGAAGAGAAGGTGGACAGCGAGACGTTTAACGCTTTGCTGATCGCGGAGGCGACAGGAAAGCTGGACGTGAAGGGCCTGGCCCTGCAGGGCTGGGGTGATCCGCGGATTACGAGCCGCATGAAGCTGTCCGGCGGGGAGCAGGCGGTGCGCCGCATGCTGCTGGCCGGCGAACTGGATGCCGTCGGGGACAAGGTACTGGAGCTGTCCGGCTTCGGCGTCGACATTGATGACCTAAAAAACTGATTGTCTCCGGGGGAATGACGACGATGCTGTACCATCTGTGGGTGCGGCATCACCTTCGTCCCGGAGATTTCTGGCGGCTGCCGCGTGGCGAGCGCCTGCTTCTGCTGGCTTTTGCGGAGGAGGAGCTGGACCGCCTGGCAGCGCAATTCAAATAAACCCGACGAGGAGGTGAACAACATATGGCTGAAACGTTGAATTACCGCATGAACCTGGTCCTCGAACCGAAAAACGTCATCAAGGCAAACCGCGAGCTGCGCGCCATGGAGCGCTATTTCGAGCGCATTCAAGGCCGCGTGCTGCGCATCGGCAGAACCCGCATGGCGCCGGAGATCGTGCTGAAGGACCGGGCTTCGGCGGGGCTGGACCGGATCCTCGGGAAGATCCACCGGGTGAAGACGCAGATGATTGATGCGTCGGGGAATATCTCGATGAAAGTAAAGGTGGAAACGGGCAGCCTGAAAAGCGGCGGCGGTGCGCAGCAAACGGAAAAGCCGAAATCTTTTTGGGATAAGGCGAAAGATTTCTTTTCCGCTACCAAGCAAATTGGCGATGGCGTAAAGGACGTAACGGATTTACCCGGGAAGTTCAAAGCAGTTGGCGATGCTTGGAAGGGCAAGAAGCCGGATGACAAAAAAGGAGAAGCGGATAAACCTGCCGCGCCCAAGAAAGATGAGCCCATTACCAAAACCAGAAAGCAGCGCATTAAGGAGGGGCGGTTTTCCAGGGGGAAAAGACTTTGGAAAACCGCGAATGCCATGGGAGATTTGGTAAAGACCTTCGGATCGTCCGGAGAGAATCTCATTGGAGGATTTCAAGGATTCGGCGAACTGGGAAAGGAGCTGTTCAAAGGGGGAAGCGGCATGGCTTCCAAAGCTGCTTCTTTCGTAAGCACCGCCGTTGAGGGCGTTGGTAAAAGCGGTTTTGGCAGCCTGGCAGGCAGGCTGTTCAAAAGCGGAGCTAAAAGGGTTTTTGCACCCCTTGGCATTGGAGCGGATATCGCATCCATTGTGTCTGCCAAACCCGGCAAGGAGCGTGCTGATGCGGCCGGTTCGGCTGCCGGAGGAGGCGTGGGATCTGCAATCGGTGGTATTCTCGGATCTGCGTTGCTTCCGGGGATCGGCACCTTTGCAGGTGCAGCGATCGGCGGCATGGCGGGCGACTTTGTGGGGGGGAAGGTCGGAGGATGGATTTCCGATGTGGCTCCTAAAGTCAAGGATTCGGTAAAATCGGTTAACAAATGGTTCTCCAAAACCTTTTCATTCGGGAAGGGCAAATCCAAAAAGGATATTTCCCAGAAACCGTATGAAATGACCGGTATGCCGACGTATAGCGGATCGTATGGAACTTTCGGGGCCGCATATAACAGTCCGCGCGGATCCTTCGGATCGTCTCCCGCCCTTCCGGTCACAACCAGAGCAGCTGTGATGGCAGGCTTAACCGGCCCCCGCTTTCAATCGGCAACGGCTCCGACAACGTCTACCGGCAAAACCATTCCGCAGTTGGTCCAGATCAGTCCCGAGCAGATGACGGCTTTATCGGGTCAGATGAGGGATTTCAAGACGGAAACGGCGACGAATTACAACCTGCCTCCGGGAGCCGTGCAGGTGACCGTCCATGAAGAACAGCGTGTCGACGTCGAAGGCTTGATCCAGCAGATCGGGCAGCGTCTCCGAGCTGAATTCCAAAGGGCCGCGCAAAACCAAAAACCGGTGACGAGAGCTTATCAATAAGCCTAACGGTTCATTTGATGCGGCTCTGGGAGAAAGCAGAAAGGAGGAAGCGGAAAGCATGGAATTTGTGCTGGTTAATGGCAAAGGGGAGCGGTTCACTTTCCCGGTGAACCCGGAAGAGGTGACGATCTCGCGGCAGAAGGGCTATGACACGACTACGATTCTTTCATACGGCGAGTTTGATTTTGCGCAGGGAGATAAAGTGAAGGAAATATCCTTCGCTTCTTTTTTTCCAAAAGCATTTGATGCGTCCTACTGCCAGGGCAGCGAACAGGATCTGCCGGATCCGCAGACGGCCATGAATAAGCTGAACGAGTTTATGGCACTTACAACGCCGCTGCGCTTTATCATCACGGAGACGGCGGTAAACGTACCGGTGTTCGTTGCTTCGCATCAGTCCACGTTTCGCGGCGGAGAGCCGGGGGATGTGTATTTCGATATCTCACTCCGGACCTGGAGGGAGATGAAGGCAACAAAGGTGGCCAGCAGCGGCAGCGGTCAAGCTTCATCCGCGGTCAATAAAACTCCGCGCCTCGACATGAAGGAAAAAGGCAAAACCTACACCGTCAAGCCTGGTGACTCACTCTCCAAAATCGCCAAACTGGAGCTGGGGAACAGCTCAGATTGGCAAAGAATCTATCAGTTGAACAAACAGGTCATCGGCAGCAATCCGAATGCGCTGAAGCCGGGGCAGAAGCTGGTGCTGCCATGAGCTATAAGGTGATTTTGCAGGATCAATATGACTTGTCCCCGCTGGTGGAAGCGATCAATCTCCGGGATTCACTTGAGCAGGTCGCCTATCAGGGGACGATTAATCTCGTCGTGACGCCGGATATGCCGGCGATCAGCCCGGGGATGGCGATCCGGATCAGCGGCGTGCCTTACGGTAAAAAAGAGTATGTTACGCTCTTGAACCCGGGCGTGGTGTGGGAGGCCGAGAGCTCGAATAACGGGATCAAGCGGATGACCCTTACGGTATACGACCGGACGATTTACCTGGACAAATCCGAGGAGGAGTATTTGTTTCCTGCTAAACAAACGGCTACCCAGCGCTTTAAGAAATACGCGGCCGATTGGAACCTGAGAATCGCCAAGCTGCCGGATACCGGCAAAGAGCTGGGGCGTTCGGTCTACCGGACCCAGTCTATTTATGCCAGCATGTTCGCGGATCTCCGGGCTACGGCCAAAGCGGGCGGAAAGTTGTACCATCCCCGCATGCTGTCATCGGGTCTTGAGCTGTACGAGCTTGGAACGAACCCGGACGTGTACGTCCTGGATACCGTGACGGATACGACGCAGTCGCGCACGCTGGAAGGCGCCGCCACCAAAGTGAAGGTGCTGGCGACGACGGCCAGCGAATCCGGGAAGGAAATCCCATCGAAGGTGATGGCGATGGCGGAAAAAGACATCGATCAATACGGCCAGCTGCAGGCCATCATTCAGGATGACGAAGTCAGCTCGAATGCGGCGGCCAAGGCGCTGGCTACCAGCAGGTTGCGGGGCGTTTCGGAGACGATTACCGTCAATGCGCCGGACATCAACATCATACGCGCCGGGGATGCCGTCATGCTGGGCTCGATGAAGCTGCTGGTCATTTCGGTCAGCCGGGAATTGGGGAATCCGGGCAGCATGTCGCTGGAGCTGGGCACGTACGATGACGTGAAAAGGAGGTTTTATCTTGAATAAGGACCCGTATGGGCAGCTTGCCTCCGCGCTGTATTCCTCCGTCGGCAAGCATGCGAAGCAGGCGATCGGCGGCGTGGGGGCCGTGCTCGGAACTATCACGGATACCGGGCTGAAACTGGACGATTTCAAGCATGAGCTGCAGGACTATATGGTAGCTGAGCTGCCGGGATTCTTTTCGGTGCCGCGAAGCATGCTGCTGGGGACGGCCGTTCAAGCCGAGCAGCCGAGCTGGGGGAACAAGCAGATGGATACCTCGTTTTATGTGGACAAGAGCGAAATTAAAGACGTGAGTCTGAAGCTTACGCTATCTCCGGGGGATCGGGTTCTCGCGATGCAGATTAACGGCGGTAATGATGCCGTCGTGCTTTGCAAGGTGGTGAACGCAGATGGCTAACTTATTTCCGGTATCGGAGGAGGACACTTGGACGGATGTCACGGAGCCGGAGGGATTGGAAATTGGTCATGCCGTATTCGGGAGAAGCTGGAGGTTTGATTTCGAAGCGGGGGAGTTCGTGATGTCGCCGACACGCAAAATGGCGCTGGTCGACGAAAAGGAGGCCTGGGTCCTCTGGTGCGAAAAAGCGATCCGCACGCCGCGTTACCGCCATGTTACTTACTCCCGCGATTACGGCAGCGAGCTGGAGGACCTCATCGGGAGCGGCAGCCGGGCGCTGCAGGAAAGCGAGATCAGGCGCATGGTGTCGGAAACACTGTTGGCGGATGCCAGGACGCAAAGCGTGGACCGGTTTGTTTTTGACTGGGAAGGGGAAGCTTGCCGCTTCAGCTGCCGCATAACCAATATCCGCGATGAAGCGGAAACACTCGAAAGCGTGGTGATCTAATGGCTGATTTGCCGCCATATTTGCAGGAACAAACGGAAGAAAACATATTGAGCCGCATGCTGGACAAAGTGCCTTCGGATATTGACAAATCGGAAGGCTCTTTTATTTGGGACGCGCAGGCCCCGGTAGCGTTCATGCTGTCCGAGGCGGCGCTTTGGGCGCAGGAGCTGCTGCGCAGGGGCTTTGCCAGCACGGCTGCCAGCGACGATGCCCGTTTTCGCTCGGCTGAACTCGACCTGCGTACCGCGGAGCACGGGATCACGAGAAGGGAGGCCGTGGCTTCCACGGGACATGTGCTTTTTAAAGGAAAGCCGGGCACGAAGGTGCCTGCCGGGACGTTCGTCGCCACCCCGGCGGATGACGTCTCCGGTGAGCTTGCGGTGGAATTTGTGACGACCCAAGCGGCCTTGCTGGATGAAAACGGTACGGCATCGGCAGCCATCCGGGCGGTAACGGCGGGGAAGAACGGGAACGTGTCAGCCGGCGTGATTCAGGTCATGTTTTCATCGGTGAGCGGAATTGCATCCGTCACGAATCCGGAACCGACGCGGAGCGGAGCGGATACCGAGTCGGATCAGTCGCTGCTGGAACGATTTTATGCCAAGGTCCGCAGCCAGGGCACGAGCGGCAACAAGGCGCAGTATATGCTGTGGGCCAACGAAATCGCCGGCGTTGGCGGCGTGGAAGTGGTGCCTTTATGGCAGGGGCCGGGAACGGTGGGGCTGTATCTTTTGGATACGGATAAACGCGCGGCCAGCGCGGACATCGTGGAAGCTGTGCAGCAGCATATCGATCCGACCCGGGACGGGCAGGGCGAAGGGCTGGCCCGGCGGGGCCGGTTGTAACTGCAATGCCTGCGGAAGAGGTGGCGATTCATATCGCCGTCAAAGTTCAGCGGACTCAGGAAAAGCCATCGACGCTGGAAGAGATCCGGAACCTTATTGCCGTTGGGACTCAGACTTATCTGCAGCAGATTGCTTTTAACCGGAAAGACCCGCTCGTTCGGTATACGCGGATTGCGGCCGTTTTGCTGGATATTCCGATCATCGTAGACTATTCCGAGCTAACTATCAACGGAAACGCGTCGCAGCAAAATATCGAAATCGGCTCCGGCCAGGTGGCGGTACTGGGGACGGTGACCGTCAGTGAATAAGAGCGAATGGAGCAGCTTGCGGGGACGCGAGCTGTTTTCTTATCTGCCGGCCTATTATGAGAACTCACGGGTCATGCAATCGGATATGGACGCTAAAGGGAGCGAAATGGATCTGTTGCAGCAAGCACTGGAGGCGGCCGCTGCCCAGTTCTATGTCCGCACCGCTACTTGGGGGCTGGGCCGCTGGGAATTTGAGCTCGGTATTCCGACTGATCCAGCCAAACCTCTGGAGCAGCGGCGTGCCGTGGTGGAGTCGAAGCTGCGTGGAGCAGGCCAGTTTTCTGGAGCGCTCGTCAAAAACGTAGCCGAAGCCTATGACGGCGGAAAGGTCGAGGTATCTTTTCAGCCCGAGGCGTGGGGCTTCACCGTCAAGTTCATCGACACGGTCGGCATCCCGCCGAACCTGGAGGATTTGAAAGCGGCTTTGGAAGAGATCAAACCGGCCCACTTGGCGGTGAAATATGCCTTTAACTATCTGTTGATCCGCGATCTTCATGGGGTGGTCAAACTGGATCAGCTGCAACAAATACAGATAAACAAATTCGCAGGAGGTGCATGAGTATGGCGAGCAATACACCCAATCTGGGATTGCTTAAGAAAGACCCGGCTACGGACGGAAACGAGACGTTTAATATCAAGACGATGCTGAATGACAACTGGGATAAGATCGACGAGGCCGTCGGGAACATCCAGGTGCCGGAAGCGAGTACGACGCAAAAAGGGATCGTGCAGCTGTCGAGTGCGACGGATGGTACGAGGGAAGATGTGGCGGCTACAGAGAAGGCGGTGAAGGCGGCGTATGAGCGGGGAAGTGAGGGGGTGAATGCAGCAGCGGCTGCAAGCTTGAGAGCAAATGAGGTGGAATCGGAGTTAGATGCGCATTTGGCGGATTATGTGAAGCATTCTGGATTTGCAGTGTCGGCAGGAACGGCTACGGCTTACACTGTCACATTAAATCCCGTACCCACATCATTGGTAGCTGGCATGACTTTTAGGTTTAAAGCTCACGTCGACAGTGGGGCTAATCCAACTATTAATCCTAATGGAATGGGTGCAAAAGCGGCAAAGAAAGCCAACGGGAATGCAGCATCTTTTAAAAAGGATGGGGTATACACTGTCACATACGACGGGATCTTGGCTTTTATTTTACAGGGTGAAGGAGGTGAGTATGGCACGGCTGGTGCTGCCCAAGTATTAGCGCCATATACAATTGGAACAGAAAACGGCATTATAACAGGAACAATCATTGATCGAGGAACGCCTACTCTTCAGCCCGGTGCGAGTATACCGACAGGATATTATGGTGGAGGTACTGTGACTGAATCACCTCACGGAGAGATTACCTATACTACTCCCGGAACATATACATTTACTGTGCCCATAGGAGTCTCTATCATTAATTATACTGCTATAGGTGGCGGTGGCGGTGGTGGTGGTGGTGGTTACGGTAATGGTGGTAATATAGGCGGAACTGGCGGTGGTGGCGGCGGTGGCGGCGGTGGATGGGTTATATCAAAAAAAACGGTGACACCCGGTCAACAAATTAATATTGTTGTTGGGAAAGGTGGTAGCGGCGGAGCACCGGGACAACCCGCCACCAGCTATTCTCTCGGAAGGGGAGTAACTGGTGAGTCTGGCGCAACATCTAAGCTTGGAACGATCGAAGCAAAGGGCGGCTATGGTGGTAGCGGCGGAGATAGTGTTTCGGGAGAAACAGGCGGTGGGACAGGTGGCTAGGGCTCTGGCTGGGGAGGCAAAGGTGGCGATGGCGGTAATGGTATAAGTCCATCTGGCGGTGTTGGTGGCGGAACATCAGGTTATGGTGCTGGCGGTACTGGAGCATATAGGATGGGATATGGTAGTGCTGGAGCTAATGGCGCTGTAATAATTTCATGGTAATGAAGAATGTGCATGATTATAGTTCCAAGTGCAGATTTTACAGTTGATACCGTTTCTTAAGTAAAGATAATAACATACTGGTTCTTGCATAAAAATTGTAATAAAGGGTATAAATGTTATTTATTAACGACTAGGTGAGAGAAATTACTATGATTATGCTGATATACCCGCTTAAAGACTGACAGTATGTTCTACAATATAACAACTTTCTGTACATTTCCTAAAACAGTCATAACAAAATAGTAGATTAACGACATTTTTTTCACATTTGAAAAAAATGTAACAACTAAAAAACCAGACCCTCATGCCCTCGAACTCATTCGAGGGCTTTTTACTCTCGTGTCCCAAAGGAGGTTACCCATGACTGATATTGAAGGGGTGAATGAAATGGCAGACACAGATTCGAAACTGCTTGTCGATATTCAAATTCAATTAGCCCGCATTGAACAAACGCTGCAGTCTGTCCCTGCCTTGGCGTCGAATGTGGAATTTGCTCGCGACACTTCAAAAGCAGCCTTGCAGAAAGCAGAGTCTGCGTTGGAGCGCTTGGACAAAATCGAAGAGGGACAAAAATGGCTGTGGCGAACCATTGGCGGTACAGCAATCTCGATCATCATGGCTGCTATCGTGACAGCAATTAAGTTATCCGGACAATAACGAAAAGGAGATGAACCAACCATGGATTGGAACACCATTTGGCAATTAATCGACCCTAAGCTGATCATCGTCGTAGCGGCATGCTGGATTATTGGCTTTATGCTGAAAAAGACTCCGAAAGTCCCTGACTGGACAATCGTGTACATCGTAACTGTAGCTGCTGTACTACTCACGATCTGGCTCACGCAATTTGGCCCTGAAGCAATCATTCAAGGCATACTCTCCGGCGCATTTGCAGTATACGGCAATCAGGTGCTAAAACAGACCAAGAAAACAGGTGAGCCGCATTGAACAAAAATGACTTCATCTCCACCCTCGCCGCCTGCGCCATCTCAGACATGCTGCGAACCGGCATTCCTGCCTCTCTGACGATCGCCCAAGCGATCCTTGAATCCAACTGGGGAACGAGCAGGTTAGCGCAGCAGGCCAACAATTTGTTCGGCATCAAAGGCAAGGGACCGGCAGGCAGCGTGGACATGCCCACGACAGAGTATGTGAAGGGAAAGCCGGTCAAGGTGACCGCCTCCTTCCGAAAATACCATTCCTGGACGGAATCGATCACGGATCACTCCGAGCTGCTTCTGAAAGGCACCCGGGATAATCCGACCCGTTACCACGGCGTTCTTCATGCAGATTATCAAAAAGCAGCCGAGGCAGTTTGGAAGGGGGGCTATGCCACCGACCCGGAGTATCCTACGAAGCTAATTCGTATCATAGAGACCTACCAACTGATACAATACGATACCACGGACAACGAAAAAGGAGATGCAGATCCGATGCAGACGGCCGAGCTTCAGCAGCTTCAAGACTTGAGAAAAAGGGTAGAAGATCTAGAAGGACAACTGTCCCGTTTAACAGCCAAAGACCAAATGCAGACACCGGCATGGGCCGAATCCGCGGTGCAATCCGCTGCTACAGCCGGGTTGATCGATACACCTGTCCAAGGAAGCTACGACTTCTACCGGATGCTGGCGGTTTTACAGCGTCTGAAATTGTTGTAA